TCCGGTGATGGTTACGGTGACGGTTTCGGTGACGGTGACGGTGACGGTGGAGGTTATGATACAATCACCACAAGAACCAGGAGGCGATGAAAGTTTTCAAAAACAAATGACAGGAGGACAACTCATGACCTGGACTAACTACATTTTCAAACACCTCATTCCGGCCTGGTTTTATTCGTTTAAATGTAACTTCTATATGTGGAGTGATTTAATGGCCGGTGATTATGAAGGTTATGCTATATTGCCTGGTGATGATCCTTACACTGAGTGTTATGAGTGGTTTTGGGCATCTCTCAGTATGGATGAAACCTATCCTAAAAAGTTCTTGGATGAACTCCAAGAGATAGTAGACATGATTGATCAAAGCAAAATGACAAGAGAACAGCTCATCGAAGCAGTCAACCAACTGGAGGACAATTGAAGATTAAAGTTACTCACCTCCAATTGACCACTGTAGTGTAACCACACAATCAACTTATGACTTTCACCGCACCACAATACAAAGCTGAGTATCAAACAGAATGCTTGATTGAAGTTCTTAACAATGACTGGAAAGTCTTGGCTGTTGAGAATGGACGTAACTTCCATGAGTATCTAACAATGGAAGTTGGTCGTAAGTATATCAAAGTGTGGCAATCAAAATGCTATGATGGTGTTGTCAGAGAGGGTCGCAGTTGTTTTATGTTTGTTGATAAAGAAACTGGTGCATGTTACAAACCAGCCAGTCACAAGGCACCAGCCAAAGGCATTAGATTTTATATCGATTTCTTGCTTGATCACCCCGAGGCTATTGACCAATACGGTTCATTCCTTTATCTTCGTTGATGTTTATGTTCCGCTTCTTTTATTATATTGCCGTCGGGGCATTCTTTGTAACCATTATCAAACACTTTTCTTAACTACTATGGCACTTTCTGCAGTCACTGTATCACGTATTGCTGATGCACTCAAAGATGACATCATCGAACACATTTACGCAAACGAGAAATATAACGAGGTTATGCGTCATTGTGTTCAAGAAGCATTAGACGCCAAAATGGGTGAGATGGATGAGGATCTATATTTTGACCTTGGTATGTGTCTATACGAACGAATTGAACTGAAATAAAGTTACTCACCTCCAATTGACCACTATAGTGTAACCACGCAATCAATTCAAATGGAGTTTAGGATCATTGTTCCATCCGCTCGATATGAAGATGTAACCACAAATGATTTAGATCAAGCATGGCGTATTTGTTGTGATCTATCTGAAGAGTTTGGATATGCAGAAGTTAAACGTAATCTTTGTGGCCCAGAGCCAATCCTAGGTTCTTTCACTAATGGTAAAAGTGACAAAAACTAAAAAAGAGTGGGCGAAAGTCTACGCCAACTTCTACTCCATTGTCTTAATCCTCATCATTCTTTAACAAATGATCTACAACATTGCATCAGACATCAAGACCCACAAGATTGTGTGGATTGATTCAACAACACAGAAGGTAATGACTGCGGTTCAAGTATCAGCCTCAACCCGCTAATCTATGGGCATTTGTAATACAATTTCTGTGGTGGTTACAGTATTACAATGTAAGGCCCTTTGTCGGATATTAAAGTTACTCACCTCCAATTGACTCCTATAGTGTAGTTCTGTTTTTCGTTTCAAATGAGTTTTCTTAACTGGGTTCAAGAAACAATCGGTTGTAAAGTAGAAGATGAAAAAACTGGAATAGTTCATACCATTACCGGTGGTAAGTTTCTCGCCGATTCACCTATGTGGCCAATGGTTCAACTCACAGATGAGAATGGAGTCGTAAGATATGCAACTCTTGACAGGTTTGAAGAACTGGTTTCTGTTGGGTGATAAAGTCACTTACCTCTAAATTATTCCACTTGCAAATCAATCAAATGAACACGACTATCAATCAACTAGACCAAATCAAAAGATCATACACAGAGATGATTGTAGAGGGAATGGATATGAAACTATTGATCGAATTCTCTGAGGATAGTATTGTGGAAAACTTAAAAAAAATATGAGATGGAAGATTTACAGGAAGAGATTAGTGATTGTTACGGTGAAGAAGTATGGGACGATTTGATTGCTTTATAATTACTCACCTCCAATTGACCACTATAGTGTAACCACACAATCAACTCATGACAATCACCGAAAGAAACAACTTACAATATGATCTTCGCCACAGAATGTGGAAGGCACAAATGGAAGTCGAAGCATGTAAAGAAGAGATTGCACGACTTAATCACGAATACAAAAAACAATTTAAACCTGATATTTTTGAGCAAATGTTTGGGGAATCAGTTAAGGTACCAAGTATCTACACTGACACACCAATGGCCGAAGAAGTTTACGGCGGTTAATTTTTACTTTATCAATCAACTTTTTTCTTTTTATCATGGCACAAATCACTTATACTTTTCGAGTTCCTTACACTGTACCAACAGAAGCTGGAACTCGTCACATCAATGTGGAGGCAATGTATAATGATGAAGCAATGAGACTTGTCGAAGGTATGATACCAAACTCCACTGCAACTTGGCCAACAGTGGTAAGAGAACACAATAGTGATAAAGATGAAAAGAGAGGGTTCTTATCTTGGTTATTCTAGTTACTCACCTCCAAATGACTCCTATAGTGTAACCACGTTTCTAAACTATGTCTATCACCATCAAATACGATTTTTTCTCTGATCATTCACTTACTGCAGTAGCAGAAGTATGTGAGATTGCAAATGTAACACCACTATCTGTTACATTCAATTCTACAATGCATGATAATATAAGTGTTGAGTTTGTCGATCAAAAGGACGCAATCCTTTTCACTGAGATATATCTTGGATCAACAGATCCTTCTGATATTTGTGAGTACGTCACTAATTAACATCATGCTCAAAGGTCAAGTTCTCAAAGTCGTCGGTGAAACTGCAAGGGACGTTGATCCTAACATGACACGATTGGAAAAGTTTGAAGTATTCTGTCGTGTCTGTGATGGATTACTCAAAGATGGTAGGATTAGTGCTGCAAAGCATCATTCATGGACCAACGTATTCTAACTCTTAACTAACCCTCACTCAACTCACTAACTAACACTTTTTTCAAATGATGACTATCAATCAAATCGATCAACTCAAGAATGCTTATGCAGAGATGTTATCAACACGGGAACAATTGATGGAAGATATTATCTCTATTGTTTCTGATTGTAGTGATTCAGGACACATATGTGAGGAGTCTAGTGATATGTTGCAGGAGATGCTATGTGATGCTGTCTGCCGTAATTTCCCCACTAAATGATACTCAGGTCGGCCGAGAGTGGACAGTTGGTCAAAGTGGCACAAGCACATGCTATCGATGTTGCCTATTCAATGTTCGAAGAGTTTAATTCCATTGTCTGGGTTGAAGATTACCTCGGACATACTGTTATTGAATTAGGTGATCATATGGGAACTTACTCACACTAACTAACACTCTCTCATTCAAATCATGAACTACACTCTCAAGCAACTTCAAGACCGTGTTAATAGTATGATTGCACAACAGGGAGAAGATGCAGAATGTGCCGCATGGATTTATACGAAGGAAGATATACATGTAAAGGATGAAAATGGTGAGGTTGATTATGATCATCAGGTAGAAAATCCTGCATTGATTAGACGTATCTTTGATGATGTAGGAAACAATGATTACATCTATCAGGTTATTCAAGAGAGTGTGGATGAGGTTACAGAGGAGCAATTCATGTCATATCAACAGGAAATGGTCTAGACTAATGGGTGCATTACTTCTTTCAAATGTCTTTCTAGCACGAATTAAAGTTACTCACCTCGAATTGACCCCTATAGTGTAAGGGGTCAGTCTTCTCACTCTCTCTTCTCTCTTAGTATTGTTTCAGAGAGTTTGTTTCACTGACCCATCACTAAATCTTTTTAATCACCACAATCATGACATCAACCTATCAGACAACAATGGAAGACACAACTTACAATGGTTGGACTAATTATGAAACTTGGAACGCAAGTCTATGGATTGGTAATAGTGAGTTTTTGTATAATACTGCAAAAGCTTGTGTCAAATTCTGTAATGAAGATGATACCCCATATGAGAAGTTTGTTCGTTGTATGAATAACAGTGAAAGATTTGCTACAGCTGATGGTGTTAAGTGGAATGACCCCGTAATCAACTATGATGAGATGAATGAAATGATGGAGGAGCTTTGATTATGACTAATAAACTAACATCAAACAAATCAAGACCATGAAACAAATCATCAACTACGATTTCATTGAAGATAACACTTGTACCGCTGTTGCGGAAGTATTAGAGATGACACAAGTCACTCCACTCAGTATTGCATTTAACAACAATCAGTTTAATAATGTACGAGTTGAGTTCAATACAACTGAAGACGCAATACGATTCACCAAAGTATATCTTGGTGATGATTGCACATCAAGTGATATTATGGAGTATGTTGTAAATGATGGTATTGCAGCATTATCGTAAGGTATTAAAGTTACTCACCTCCAATTGACTCCTATAGTGTAACCGCCATACGGCATCCCAACCAATTCAACATCATGAGAAAGATCGAAACTCAAATGTGTTCCGCAGTTCACAATTCTGAGAACTGGTCAAATACAAACACAACAGTATCATTCAATGAGGAAGATAACATTTCAATTGTTCGTCTTCATGGTAATAAGATTGCAGAAGTTGGTGATGATTTTATGACTATCTTTGATGGTGGTTATCAATCAAACACTACTAAGTCAAGACTCAATGCACTTATCAATGAGTTCTGTAATGCATTCACTGATGGTGTCTTTCAAAAGAATTACACCTGGTATGTAAGAGATAACAATGTCACTAAAGAGTTCAGAAATGGATATGTGTTCTCATGATTAAGTATATGTTAGGAGTCTTAGTTGCTCCTACCATCCCATGGTTATTTGTGTTCTATTGTTTCTATCTACAACTCAATGAATCACGAGATTTATCACCTACGCAATACACGGATGGATGATAAACTAACCTATCAACTAAGTGGTATCATAGCGGCTTATAAACCCCACTCACCTATACCAACTAAGGAGGAGTTAGATGAACAATTGGTTGACAAATCACCACTATCAATGGTAGACTTATGTCAACAGGTAGGTGTTAAGTATGAGGCCAAATAATCACCCACTGTATCAAACCTGGGCAAATGCAAAGAGTAGATGTAACTGTAAGACAAACGCTTCTTATTCTAATTACGGGGAAAGAGGTATCACTATGTGTGAAGAATGGAGTAAAGACTTCTGGCAGTTCGTTGAAGATATGGGACAAAGACCAGAGGGGTTTACATTAGATAGGATAGACAATAATCAGGGATATAGTAAGGAGAACTGTAGGTGGGCTGATAAGATTACACAGGCCAATAACCGTAGACCAAAGTCACCTCATCGAGTAAGAACGAGATGGGGAGTAACAACCAAGAATAACCCCAAAAAACACTTATAAATAGACTATTTTCATTAAAAACGTTTAATAAAGGCCTTTTTAAATGTATATGAGTGTTTTATTGTTTTCCACAATGGCTGTGGAATAGTAGGGTTAAAGGTGTTGATAAGTGTTGTAATCTGTGGAAAAGGTATTAATTAATGTCAGATCTTATTGTCATCTAAGAGTGCATTCTATCAGGCCTTCTCCCTAATGTCAACCCCCTCCCCCAAAATACTCAGAAACCCTGAAAGTTCACTCTATTAAAGTTACTCACCTCGAATTGACCCCTATAGTGTAACCACACAATCGCCACATGACTTCAGCCTTTATCACCTTTCCTTTTTTCACTAACTCCGACAGCATTCGTGAAACAATTATATTGAGAGGCAACAGCGCTGCTAAAATCTTCTCAACCCAAGAAGCAGCAGTTAATTATTGTAAATCTATGAACCTTCCTGAGTGTTCGCCAGAAGGAGTTCAATGGGATTGGGAGGAGTTAGGATTCCACGGTTAAGTAAACACTACTCATTCACTCACTAAGTAACACCTACTCCAGCTATGAGCTCTACACAACAACTGCTACAGACCATTGACACTCTTAAGGCTCATGGTCACTACAAAGTAACAGTCACTGTGCTCCCCTCACAGATTAAGCGTAGACGCAAGTCAGTGCTCTGATTCACATGCTCACTCTATTTTTATGTGTTATATATACGCACTAAAAAATAGAGTTAAGGCCTATCTCTCTAAAAACCTTTTGTATGTTATTGTCTGCTGATGTGTTTGTCCTATGTGTTACTTACTGGTTGTGCTTAGTTGTATCTGACTCTTTACCCCGTAGGAGAGTTCAGTTGTAATAACTCAAGCGCCAATAAGTGAACTCGCGGAACACATAACAGTATTATTTAGTATTAGCGCTAACTAACAGTCCGTAATGACTCTAAACTATCACTTACTCACACACCACTAAGTAACACTTTATTATGACCAAATCTGTAATGATCTCACTGCTCCGTAAGGGTAACACAGGTTCACAGATTCTTGAAATCCTTGAGTCTATCTCCGAGGGCAGTAGTGAACAGCAAGTATCGCAAGTCGCCAATGAGCCAACACTTATGGAATTGGAGTTCTGATTAGATAAGGGCCATATATAGAGGCATTATATAAGGGGGCCTATATAACACCCCCTTATAGTACCTCACCTCTAATTGACTCCTCTAGTGTAACACCAACCACAACACACATGGCATTCTTAAGTCTATTCAACAGAACACCAATTGCAGGGTCTTATGATACTATGGCGGCTCTAGTATTTCATGAGAGTGATACCAACAGAAAGCTTAGTTATGATCGAGCTCGTAATGTTTCAATCGGGTTTAACTTAGAACAGTCCTTTGTTTTATCTTATCAACCGCAAGAACGTGTTGATGCATGTGAATTATTAGAGTGGATTGATTGTCAAGTACATAAGAAGATTTACGGTTGATAGTTAACACATAGTGGAGCCACAATACTTGACACTTAGTGGCTCCTTATGTTATAATTAGCGAGGGACAGTTAATATGCATGAGCGACAGTGTTTTGGGTTTTTCGATGTTATCCTTATGGTCGCATAGCGCCCCCCTTAAAGAAAATGCGTGCTCGATAGGCTACAACGACACTCGATCGGCCTTTATATATTTTGCGAATAAAAAAATGTCAGCTGAAAAATTATATCCCACAGAGTATCCCGGCTATTATGTCACTGAAACCGGCCGTGTATTTCGAGATGGTGTAAAAAAAACCGAGGAAAAATTTATGGAGATAAAACCATTTCTCCGAGGAGTATCTAATAAGCAATATCCCTCTGTAAATATCTCCGAGGGTAAGACATTATATCGGAGGAAGGAGTATGTACATAGACTGGTCGCTGAAACCCTGGTAGATAACCCTCACAGGTATACAGAGGTAGATCACATAGATAGAGGCAAGCTCAATAATTGTGTATACAATCTGAGATGGTGTGATAGAACTACCAATCTCAGAGATAAACCTAGAGGCATTAACGGGAGGTATTGTAAGGTATGAGTAGTTCAGAAGTTTATCACATTTATCTAAAGGATAGTTGCATACTTCCGTGTTTAACGAAGGAGAAATTTAAAACGAATTGGGAATGTTTGAATATGATGGTAGGGTTTATGAAGACAGATTACGTGGCGGAAGACCTGTCGTATGAAGTAGTAAGACCACTACAATCAAATGAGGAACAATCCTATTGACAAGTTCTAAATATCGAAGTATAATAAAAGTTGAAATGGAGAATTAGTTCGTGGCAAAGGGATTTACAGTCAAGGCATCAACACCAAAGAAGAAAGAAGAAGGACCTGAGTGGGATTTTGATGCAATCAAAGAAAGAATGAGAGGAAAGGCAATTGTATTTTGTCTACCTGGAAGGGGATGTAGTTATGCATTCATGAAGAACTTTGTACAGTTATGTTTTGATCTTGTACAAAACCAGATGAGTATTCAGATTAGTCAGGATTACTCGTCTATGGTGAATTTCGCACGATGTAAGTGTCTCGGTGCCAATGTATTGAGAGGGCCTGACCAAATTCCATGGGATGGTAAGTTACAGTATGATTATCAGTTGTGGATTGACTCTGATATTATTTTCAATACTGAGAAGTTCTGGCAATTATGTGATGTGGCATTAGATGCTGATGGAACGGAGCGTCCTATCAGCGCCGGGTGGTATTCGACTGAAGACGGTCGGACAACCTCTGTAGCCCACTGGTTGGAAGAAGATGACTTCCGCAATAATGGTGGAGTGATGAATCATGAGATGGTAGATGGTATTAGTAAGCGTAAGAAGCCTTTTACTGTTGACTATACTGGTTTTGGATGGGTCATGATTCAGAAGGGTGTCTTTGAGAATGAGGGTATGAAGTATCCATGGTTTGCTCCTAAGATGCAAGTCTTTGAAAGTGGTGCTGTTCAAGATATGTGTGGAGAGGATGTTTCGTTCTGTCTTGATGCAATTGAAGCAGGATATGAGATTTGGTGTGATCCACGTATTCGTGTTGGTCATGAGAAAACCAGAGTTATCTAAGGTATAAATGGCAAATCAATTTAACGTTGATAGATCTGTAGAATTTGCTTCAAAGATGACACTTATCACTGAAACCAATAGTGATAAGTATTTGGAGCAATATCGACAGAGTTTAAAGAACCGAGAACAATTAGAATCACTGTACAATCAAGAGAGTAATTAAATTATGGCAAAGATTAAAAAGTCCTTATTGGGACAAACAATGATTGAATCTCAACCAAAGAAGACACGACAAGGTTGTGGTGCACATACCAAGTACGCTGCAAGTAGTCGTAATAACAAAAGGAAACGTTATCGTGGTCAAGGACGAGGATAGATATAGTACAGAATATGAATGGGTATCAACTCATTCATATGATCTGTGGGTCTATAATAAGTTACAAGTAAGTCGGGTATTAGGATACGAGTGTGGACCAGCTGGTCTCGCCGTACCTAGACCCGATTTTTATATTGTTCGACCATGTATTAATTTCATGGGTATGAGTCGTCATGCTCGTATTGAATATCTTGAAGGTGATACTGAGCATCTACATCCAGCTGAGTTTTGGTGTGAAGTATTTGAAGGAGAACATATATCAGTTGATTATTACAAGGGACAACAGGAGTTAACTGTAAAGGGTGTGAGAGATCCCCAGGATCCTCTGTACAAGTGGAAGAAGTGGTATAAGGTAGATAGAGTTATACCATTACCCAAAGTGTTTAAAGAAGTTAGTCAGAGATATGATTGGTTAAATTGTGAGTATATTGATGGTATGTTAATTGAGATACATTTAAGAGGTAATCCTAATTTTAATTATGGTGGCGACTCAATCACTCCAGTATGGGAAGGAGATGATGTATCGGACTACATAGAACAAAGTAACTACAAGAGATTGGGGTTTATTATAGATGGATAAGAATTTTCTAAGAGAGATTAATAACGATCAGAAGACACCAAAGAATACCAAGAGGGTTCGTGAGGATGGATTTTATGAAGCATCTGAAGTTGACTTTAAAGACTTTTGGGAGAATGAAGACCCTACAGATGACAAGCAAACATTGATTGATTAAAAGTTTAGGTTTGGTGTAATAAATAACTCATAATTGTTGTGGAAACATTACGTGCCTGTCCAAAGAGTCAGTCAAGGTTTTAAAGATGTAAGTGCATCATTCAAGATCAATCCGTTAAATCTCGATTTAATTGCGTTGAGAAACGAGAATGCTATTGCACGATCAATTCGTAACTTAATTTTTACCTTACCTGGTGAGAAACCATTTCAACCTAATGTTGGTTGTAATGTAACTAAACTACTATTTGAAAATTTAGATAGACTTACAGCTAGTTCAATTGAATCTGAAATTAGGAACACAGTTAATAACTTTGAACCTAGAGTCCGTTTAACCGCGGTTATCGTCAATCCAAATTTTGATGATAATATCTTTGAAGTAACTCTTAAGTATGACATTGTAGGTATCGATCTTCCTCGACAACAATTATCATTTGCATTACAGCCCACTAGGTAAATGCCCTTAGTCAATTTTAGCAACTTAGATTTTGATCAGATAAAGACATCCATTAAGGATTATCTCCGTGCGAATTCAAACTTCACGGACTACGACTTTGAGGGATCTAATCTATCAACTATTCTAGATACGTTAGCTTACAACACATATATAACCTCCTATAATGCCAATATGGTATCTAATGAGGTGTTCATTGATAGTGCCACCTTAAGAGAGAATGTGGTATCTCTAGCGCGTAATATAGGGTATGTTCCTCGTTCAAAGAAAGCTTCTGTTGCCAAAGTTTCTTTTACAGTAAACGTTTCAAACACCACAGCTGTAGCAGTGACACTTAAGGCTGGTGCTGTAATGGCATCTAGATCAGTTGGTGTGAATAGTACTAAGAACTTTATATTCTCAATTCCAAACGATATTACAGTTCCAGTTAACTCTTCTGGGTTTGCAGACTTCTATAATATCGATGTATACGAAGGAACATATATTACACAAACATTTACTGTTAATAGTAGTAACGTTAATCAGAAATTTGTATTACCTAACTCTGGTATTGACACTGATCTATTGTCGGTTGTCGTAAGAGATACTCAAGAATCAACTGTAACTAGAAAGTTCGAACTATTCAATAGTTTGTTTGATGTTACTGCATCGACTAGAGCATACTTTATTCAAGAGATTGGTCAGGAGAGATACGAACTATTGTTTGGTGATGGAATATTTGGTGTCAAGTTAGATAATGATAATTTTGTTGAAGCAAGTTATATCATTACTAATGGAGAATCAGCAAACAATATTAACAAATTTGCATTTATAGGTAACTTAAAGTCTAGTTCTGGAGATACGATTAGTTCTGGAGTATCCATTGTAACCACAGAGATATCTTCTGGTGGTGGTAAACCAATTGAATCTATTGACTCTGTTAAGAAGTATGCTCCTCAAATCTATGCATCACAGAATAGAGCAGTAACTGCTGCTGATTATGAAGCATTGATTCCACAAATCTACCCTGAAGCTGAATCAGTTTCTGTCTTTGGTGGTGAGGATTTGACTCCACCTTCATTTGGTAAGGTATTTGTAAGTATCAAACCATATAACGGTGTCTTCTTATCGAGTGCAATCAAACAAAACTTACAACAACAGATCAGGAAATACTCTGTTGCTGGTATTTTATCTGAGATTGTCGATCTAAAGTATTTGTATATTGAACCAAACAGTAAGGTATACTACGATTCTAACCTTGCACCAACGGTATCATTCGTTCAAAACCTAGTTACAACCAATATCGTCAAGTATTCTGAATCATCTGATGTCAATAAGTTTGGTGGAAGATTTAAATATTCACAATTCCAAAAAGTAATTGATCAAAGTCATGAGTCTGTGATGTCAAACATCACAAACATTGATATCAGAAGAGATATTAATGCCCAACTGAATACTTTTGCAGAGTATGAATTGTGTTATGGTAATCGGTTCTATGTAAAAAACCACGGACATAGTGCAAACTTCAATGGAAATCTCGTTGGGTATAATATTAAATCATCCGGTTTTACTGTCAGTGGTATTAGTGGAACTGTATACCTCGGTGATAGTTCGGTTGGTAATTTGAGTAAGGGTACAGTATTCCTATTCAAACTAAATTCTTCATCAGAACCATATATTGTAAGACAGAATGTAGGTACAATTGATTATGTTAAGGGTGAGATTAAACTTAATCCCATTAATATTATATCAACACTAGTGAATAGAGGGACTCCTTTGGTCGAAGTTTCTGCAACTCCGTACTCAAATGACGTAATTGGTCTCCAGGATCTCTATCTACAATTGGATGTAAATAACACAGTAGTTAATGTTGTTACTGACAACATTTCTTCTGGAAATGACGTATCAGGAACCAACTATATTGTTTCTTCTAGTTACGGATCTAACGCTCTAGTTAGGGGTAACCCCATATTCCAAGTCGAAACAAACTCAGGACCAACAACATCTTCTTCCACAAATGTAACCACATCTGTGGAAGGTGTATCTACTACAAGTAGAAGAACCAGTTCATCATCTTACTAATAAGAAGTCAGAATACAAATGACAGTAGATAGAGTTAAATTTCAAGAAATCGTTGAAAGTCAACTCCCTAGGTACGTTAGGGAAGACTTTCCTCTGTTAAGCGATTTTATAAAACAGTATTATATCTCTCAGGAAATTGAAAGTGGTCCTATTGATATTCTTAATAACATTGATCAGTACGTAAAAGTAGATCAATTATGTGATATTGTTGACTCTACTACACTTGTTGATTCATTAGATACTATTGATACTACTATTGTTGTAAATTCTACTGAAGGATTTTCAGATAACAATGGTATTATTCAAATTGATAATGAAATTATATACTATGGAACCAAAACTTCAACTACATTTGTAGATTGTTCTAGAGGTTTTAGTGGAGTTACAACATATATTACCTCTGGTGCACCAGATGAACTAACATTTTCTTCAACAATCGCAGATTCTCACACTACAGGTGCGACTGTTAAGAATTTAAATATACTTTTTCTTAAGCAATTCCTCACTAAACTTAAAAGACAGGTAACACCAGGGTTTACTGATAGGAACTTTTACACAGGATTGGATAAAAGAAACTTTATAATCAATTCTGACAGTTTTTATAAGTCAAAAGGTACTGAACAATCTTACGAAATACTCTTCCTAGCACTGTATGGGGAAGATGTTGAACTTATTCGTCCATCAAAGTTCCTTTTAACACCATCTAACGCCGATTACAAGGTCACTAAAGACTTTGTTGTAGAACAACTTCAGGGTGATCCGTTAAATTTAAAGAATCTTACGATATATCAAGACTTAACTGGTGCAAGAGGGTCTGTTACTAACGTTCAACAGATACCTTATGAGAACTTTCAGTACTATCAAATCAGTATTGACTCTGGTTTTGCTAGAGATAGTGATGTAAGTGGTTCCATCTACGGACAATTTAAACCAAATCCACTCACAAAAGTCCTAAATGACGTAAGTATTGGTTCAACTATCATTGATGTTGATTCTACAATTGGATTTCCCGAGACTGGTAGTCTTAGTGTACTGGATATTGACAACAATGAGTTATCTGTCGCATATAATGGCAAGACTTTAAACCAATTTTTCAATACAAGTGGTGTTAGTGGCAAAATTGTAAAGAAAACTAATATAACTTTAGACACATATTCGTATGCATACGTCGGTATTGACACTACTCAGCAGATAAGAGTCAGATTTACTGCTGCAGTGAAGGATTTTATCCCCAATGAACTAAATTATTACTATAAACCACATGATACCATAGAACTGAAGTCTCTTGGTTACGAATCTCCCACCAAAAAGGCAAATAATTACGTATTAAACGTAAAAACTAACTGGGATGTCGTAGAATCTAGTGTTATTGACGCAGATGCCTTTGTTTATCAGTTTGAATTTGCAAAAGAGCACTTTTTTAGAGAAGGTTATACCGTAAGATATGAAAATTTAGACGGAACTTACTCTATTTTTGGTACAGTTTCCAGAGTTTTCTCTTCAACGGCCATTAGAGTGACTTTTTCGCAACAAATTAACCTGAAAGGTCAGTTTGTAATTGAAAATCAGACGTTGAAGGGTGCATCTCAGGCATATCCTTACCTGAATAATTATATTGCAAACGTTCAAAACACATATTCTAAGTATAATGACGATGTGATTATTGCATCTAACTCTATTGCAAAGTATGATGACATTGAAACTGATCCATACGACAAAAAAATAACTTTTAGTACAAATTTAACTTCAACAGAAAATCTCACACTACCAGTTAATCCCACGTCAAGACCTGATCATGGTTTTTATACTGGTGATGCAGTATATTTTACCTCTGCAGGAAATGGTTTTGAGGGTATGCCATCAGCGTCTTACTTTGTTTTCAGAGTTGATGAGGAGACTATTAAACTTTCTAGAAGTAAGGCTGACTTGTCTAGAAAACTTTACATCACATTTAATGGTTCTGTAGTTAATGCATCTCTTGCATATCTTGATTTCTACGATAAAGAGATAGAACCTCAGGGTTTGTATAGACAAATTCTAAAACCAATTAATGACAATAAGTCTTATATCACTAGAGCTGGTTATACTGGCATATTCGTTAATGGTGTTGAACTATTAAACTACAAAGCACAAAGTAGTGTTTATTATGGAAAACTTAATAGTTTGTCCATGACAACTGGTGGTGGTGGGTATGACATCATCAATCCTCCAGTATTGTCAATTAAGGATGAAGTTGGTTATGGTGCTACTGGATTCTGTAACGTAAAGGGGTCACTCATAAGACTCGATGTTACAGATTCTGGTCTTGGTTATTATGAACCTCCCACAATCTCTATTAGTGGTGGTAATGGATCTGGGGCTAAGGCAGAACCAAGAATGGTTTCTATTAAACATGAAAATTCATTCTTTGCAGATTTCCCGAGTCAAGTTGATCTAATCAATAACACAATTATCTTCCCAAGTGATCATAAATTTTTGGATGGTGAAGAGATAATTTACGAACCAAGAGGAACAGAAGTCGTTTCTGGTCTTACAACAGGTGGTTCATACTATGTTAGAGTTACTGGTCAAAAAAGTATGAAACTTCATACTAATAAAGGTGATGCCTTTGTTGGTATTAATACAGTCAATATTACAAAGTATGGATCTGGTACACAATACTTTGTTGCATCAGATCTAAAACTGGTTGTATCTTCGGTTGTAGTGACTGATCCGGGACAAAACTACGAGAACAAGAGAAGAACAATTCCTGCTATAGGTGTCAACACAGTATCTGATCAGGTAGAGATTGCAAATCATGGATATGAATCAAAAGAAATTGTAAGATATACGAAACCAGATGTTGGAGATAGTATTCAGGGACTATCTGAAAATACTGATTATTATGTTGTCAAGGTTAATGATAATGCATTCTCGTTGACAAATGTTGGAATTGATTCAGTTGCAACAGATCATTATTATGATAATGGTATTATTATTAATTTCTCCAATGAAGGTTTGGGTTCTTTCAATTATCCACCGATTGTTGTAACCGTTGAAGGAGCTGCAGCATCTTATGATAAGACATTTGTTGAAAATTTCCAGGAACTATTCATAATTGAATCACCAATTGAAGAAAATATTACAACTCCCGTGTTTGTTCTTGCATGGACTGGTCCTGACGGTGGTCTAGCAGAAATTACACATAATGGGACACAAACAGAAGAATTTTATGTTGAAGTAAATGAGGGTACTAACTGGTTGATTAGTGATAATCCGTTTATTGGTAACATTCTTCTTTATGATGCCAAACTTCAACCGATCTTTAGAGGTTCTATTGAGACTATTGATTTAACTTCAACTGGTGTTGGTTATGGTTCCTCAGATATTGTCGATTTCGTAAGACAACCAGAAGTTACATTTGAAGCTGGTGTTAATGCAAAATTGACGCCTATCATCAATAATGGTGAAATTGCAGAAGTTGTTATCAATACCCCAGGTAATGGTTATAATTCTCCACCAGATTTACAGATTGTAAGTGAAACTGGCAACTATGCGGTTCTGATTCCTATTATTGAAAATGGTTCTATCAAAAATATAATCGTATCGAAAGGTGGTGCTGGTTATGTTACAGGAAAGACTAGTGTTAATGTAATACCGTCTGGCGGTGGTGCTAGAGTAAATGCGAATATTCAGGCTTGGAATATAAACTTGTTTGAGAAAAACTTCAATAATATACTCGATGATGATGGTGTTATTGAAGAGAATCTTTCTAATAAATCACTAGAGTATTGTGCAACATATCTACCCAGACCTCTTCGTAGGACTTTGAATGTAGTTAATGGTTTTGATAAGGATAATGAACTGTATGGTACTTTTGACCTAAGTTTTGATCAACAGACTGGTGAAGAAATTAATAGTATTTACCACTCACCCATTGTTGGATGGGCTTATGATGGTAATCCGATTTATGGTCCATATGGATTTAAAAATATTGATGGTACCGGTGACATTTCTCGAATGGTATCTGGTTATAAATTGGCTAGAGTTCAAAAAGGTAGACCTTCTTATAATTCATTTCCAAATGGTTTCTTTGCCAATGACTATATCTTTACTGGAGATGGTGATTTAGATGTTCATAATGGAAGATTCTGTGTAACACCCGATTACCCAAATGGGGTATACGCATATTTCTGTACTATCTCTGAAGGAATTGACACTGATGGTCCATTCAATAATTACAGAAGACCAGTATTTCCATATGCGATTGGTGACACATATAAGTCAACACCCATTGCGTTTAACTTCTTAGCAAGATCTAACCAGACTGATTATGATATTGAAGGTAAGGGTTGGTTTAGAAATACCAAGTATTACTATACGAATGATGGACAGAGTGGATATGATTATATCTTTAACTCCAACACAGTAAGAAAGCAGACTATTGATGTTACTGCAACATCTGCAGGATCTGTTGATGACATTTCAATCTTTGATTCTGGTACTGATTACCGAGTCAATGATAGAGTGATATTTAATAATACTGGAACCAAAGGTAGTAATCTAAATATCAAGGTTTCTCAAGTTGGTGGTAAAAAAGTAAATAATGTGAGTCTTGCGACGACAGTCATCAATGATGTTGAATTTTATTCGAATAGTGTTTCTAGTCAATTCGTTGGTTTAACTTCAGCACCACACAATTTTCTTCCTGGCAATATTATTTTTATTGATGGTATTTCTGAGTCATACAAGAATTTGCAAGGTTCTTATAGTGTTGGTGTAAGTAGTGACAGATGGTACACATCTTTGGGTATTAATACAGGACCAGTAACTGGTATTGTGACTTATGTGTATGTTTCTGGTTCACTTGATGAATCTATCATTGCACCAGATGATATTTTAAGAATTGAATTTGAAAAACTTAAAGTTCTAAACATTGATAAAAAATCAAGTAGAATTAGAGTTTTGAGAGGTTACGATAATACTTTTGCTGTTACTCATAGTGCCGGTACATTAGTTAGAAATGATCCTAGAAAACTAGCATTTACTGCTACAGGTATTGTTACCACAAAACAACTTGTAACAAACAGACAACTTTATTTTGAACCAAACGAGGCAATAGGTCTTGGTACTCAAACTGTTGGTACAGCAACCACATTAGTTTTTGCTAATCCAGGTGTAGGTCAAACCCAGTTGAGAGTTGATCAACAACAAATCTATATCCCAGACCATAGATTGGGATTGAATACCCCTATAACCTATTATACTAATGGAGGAACATCAATTAGTGCATGGAGTGGTATTACTAGTTCTAATATATTCCAATTAGAGTCTACCAGAAATCTTTTTGCAGTTCCCATCAATAAGGACATACTTGGTATTGCAACTGTTCGTGTTGGTATTGATAGTATTTCTGGTGAATATGTTGGAGTTACTAGTGGAACCGGTGCACTTCTCTACTTCACAACATCTGCAGGTCTTGGTAGTTATCATAGTTTTAAAACTAATCTTCCATCAGTATTGAGTGGTAGAGTTTCTAAAAATGTTGTTACTGTTTCTACTGCAAGTACTCATGGTACAAAACCTGGTGATAGAGTTGAGATTGATGTAAATCCAACTACAACTACAGAAGTAACTGTCATCTATGATGATTATAATAGGAGAATGGTATTTGATCCCGATACTATCGAACCTAGTGGAATCAACACTGCATTTAATACATTTACTGTACCCAACAATAAGTATCAAGTTGGTGACAAGGTTATCTATAGTTCAGTAATACCTGATCCTAGTCTTTCCAACAAAGGTCTATATTATGTTTATGTCTTTAAGAATGATCGAATCAAATTGGTCAAGTACGCTTCCGAATTAGGGAAAGAGAACCCAACATTTGTCAATATTGGAACCGCACATACTACAACAATCTCTAGAATCAATCCTGCGATTAAGGTTCAAAAAAATCAGAATTTGAAATTCAATCTTTCTGATAACTCTTTGTCATTCACTAATGCTGGTGCAACATTTGCAGCATTTGATATGTTTATCTACAAGGATCCGTCATATAAAAACAAATTCTGGATTTCACAAAATTCCGATTCATTCGAAGTTACGAAATCTGGTATTATTGGTGTTGACACCAGTGCAAACTTGACTCTTAAGGTTACTGAGGACATTCCTACTAATTTGTGGTATAACTTTGAAGTTGATAATGTAGATATTAATCTTCCAGTGAAGACAAGAAAGTATACCGATACTTCAGTTTATAATAATAATCAAATTAATGTTGTTGGTAATAAATTTGATGGTAATTATAGTGTTGTAGGTATAACATCTATGACTTTTGATTATAACGTACCTTACAATAGAGATACTACGAATCTATACGATTCGACTAATGCAGTTATTAGTTACAATACAAACTCTTCTGGTACAGTTGGTCCGATTTCAAGATTAAGTATCCTGAATGGTGGTAGAGGTTACAGATCTCTTCCTGGATTTACCTCGGTAAGAAGTTTGACAGGTTCTGGTGCACTATTACAACCAACCAGTACTTCTATTGGTAATATCATATCAACAAAAGTTAACTATATTGGTTTTGGTTACCCTTCAGATACAACTCTCAATGCTGCTGGTAACTTACCTGAGATTTTGAGAATTGAACCTTTGGCTTCATTCGATTATATTGGTATTAGTTCTGCTGGTTTGAATTACTACGAGGCTCCTGAACTTGTCGTAGTTGATGGATCATCAAAACTACAAATAACTGATGTAAAATTGGATTATGAGTTGGATGATACTGAAGTTACAATTATTCAGAACACAATTTCTTTGAATAATGTTACTCCATCGATTATTCCGATCAATAACTCGAATGGATTTAGTATTAGTTCTATTACTTACAATTCCGTATCAAAAATTGTAAGACTTTCTCTATCTAAACAGTTTAGTGACCCTCAGGAGTGGCCATTTAAAGTTGGTGAGACAGTAATTGTTGAAAATATTGCCATTGGTTTTAATACCACTGGAAAAGGTTATAATTCAGAGAATTATGAATATGCATTATTCAGTTTGACTGCGACTGACAGTAATTTAGGTGGTTCTGGTTCATATATCGAGTATGATCTTTCAGATTATCTTGGTGACGGAGAATTTCCAGGTCAAATAACATCTTTTGCGGCAGCAAAAGTAACACCAAAGACATATTTCCCAATTTTTGACATTAAACTCAAAATTTCCAATTTCTTTGATGGAGAAAAAGTAATAAATGATGATGCTGTAGGTATTGTAGAAAGATGGGATCCTGTTAGTGAGTATCTGTTTGTTTCTACTAATTCTGATTTCGAAGTCGGTAGTATTATTGAGTCTGAAACCTCTCAAATTAAGTCTAGAGTCAAATCTAAGATTGATTTTAACTCAACTATCAGTATTGGTGCAGGAACAACATTTATTGATGGTTGGCAATCCAACTCTGGTATGTTGAATGACAATCTTCAAGTCATTCCCAATAATGAGTACTACCAGAACTTCTCATATTCACTCAAGTCGAGAGTTCCTTACAAGACTTGGGATGACCCAGTAAGTTCCCTCAATCATACTGCTGGTTTTGATAAATTTGCAGATTTGGTTATCGATAACAATGCTGCTGGTATTGCATCAGCAAAAGAAGTAACTATCGATACAGTGGTTGATCTTATCGGTGAGGGTGATCTATATTGTTTCCCTGATTTTGACGGTGCAACAGAAACCACAATTGATGTTATCAATGGTAAGACTGTATCTGACCAAATTATATTCGAAAATCGAATTTTACTAGATTACTTTGAATCTAGAGGAAATAGAGTATTAGAACTGGATGATCTTAGTGGTCAATTTAATAGTAATCCAAGAGATACAAGATATTCTATTGTAGACTTCTTTGACAACAAATTCTACTTCAATAAGTTCTTTACCTTGGTTCAGGACAGTGAAGTTAGAAACAGAAAACAATCTAGTATTGTTTCTGTAGTACAAGATGGAACTAGAGGTTTTGTTAACCAATATGGTACTTTAGATACTGCAATGCCTTTGGGTTATTTTGATTACATTGGTGCAGGAACTAGTTCATGGGGTCTAACATTCTATCCAACTCTGTTCAAGTATAATAACTACGACATATCTTACTTCACCTTTAGTGGATTGAATGATGTAACTGGAATTGCGACTCAACAACTTGGTGATGTAGTTAGAATTTCTACTGCGAGTACTAATGTATCTGTTGGAACCACTACTAATCTGGTATCAATTTCTTCTACCTATAGATCTGCAAAACTTCTTATTCAAATGGAAGATGCAGAAAATAACTATTACGGTAATGAACTAAACATACTTCACGATGGAACAAATGTAACCACTCTTCAATATGGTGCAAATGACAACAAAGTTGGTCTTGCAGGTCTACCAAGTTCTGGATTTGGAACCTACAATGCATACATCTCTGGTGGATTAGTAAAAGTTGACATTATTCCAACTGTAGGGACTGCGGTTACTGCAAATGTGAGTATTGTTTCTATTGCAGACAATAGTGCTTCTGGAGTTTCTACATCAAATCTTGTAGTTACAAATCTATCATCCTATTCTAAATCTATTGTATCTTCAGGTTCTCCTGTTGAAAATATTGTTGCTTCTTACACATCTCCATTCAATTCTGAATACTTTATTGTATCAGTAGAAGATACTACAAACAATGAGTATGAGATGTTTGAGGTAAATGTCCTTGATAATGATGGGGTAAACAGAATCGTCAAATATGGTGATATTAGAACCTACGTAGGTCTTGGAACAGTTGGGGTTACGAATGATAGTACCGAAACTCATCTTGTATACACACCAAATCCAAATATCAATGTTCAAATAAGAGCGTTTGGTATTTCTCTTAAGAATTTCAACAATATTGTTGGTATTTCTTCGATTGATCTTAATAACAACATTCTATTCTCGGAATATGGTACTTATACAGGTACAGAATTCGATAAGAAAACTTCATTCAGATTGAAATCAAATAATCTGGACGTATTTGAGAGGAGTTTTGTAGGAAACAGTACTTCTGTAGTTAATACTACTACCAACCAAGTTACTTTAAAAGATCACTATTTTGTAACTGGTGAGAAGGTTACTTATAGTTACGAGAACTCTATTCTATCAACTGCAAACGCTATTGGGATTGGAACTACAAATATTGCCGGTGTATCTACCGACAAACTTCCATCTACTCTTTATATCGTCAAGTATAATGAAAAATCTGTAGGTTTTGCAAAAAGTGCAGCTGATGCATTGAACGTAGTTCCTACCGTACTTGATATTACTTCAATTGGTATCGGCACATTCCACAAAATTACAGCAACCAACCAAAATGCTAGAGCATTGTTGGCAGTTGATAATATGATTCAGTCACCGGTAACCGAAGTGAATATTGAAACAAGTTTGAGTGAAAATATCGTATTTGATGTAGACTTTGATGTTGCAGGAATTGCATCATTCAGGGCAAATGATTTACTTAAGATTGATGATGAAATTATGCTAGTCCAGAACACTGGAGTTTCTTCTGAGAATAGTCTCAGAGTTTTGAGAGCACAATTGGGAACAGAAGTTGCATCACATAATATAGGAACCTCAGTTAATCTACTTGGTGGCAACTATAATATTGTTGATAATACGGTCCACTTTGCTTCTGCCCCGTTTGGAGCAACTCCAATTGGAACAACTACAGCAGGTCCTGATAATGTAGATTGGGTTGGTGTTACCACATACTCAAGTTTCCAAGGTAGAACGTTTATGAGAAGTGGTATTCTCAATGATGATAGAGATACTTATAGTACAAACTACACCTTTGACAATATTCAAAGTGGATTTAATGGTCAGAGAAGGATCTTTACTTTGACTCAGAACGGTGAGAACTTAGTTGGATTTGCAACCAATCAGGCAATCATATTAAATTCAAACATTCTTCAAGAACCACTGGGTGGTCAGATAACATCTGGAGACTATAGTTTCCTTGAAGTTGCTGGTGTTACAAGTATCACATATCTTGGTGATAGTGTTTCATCTGAAGAAGATCCCAATAAAGCATCAATTCCTAGAGGAGGAACACTTATTTCTGTTGGTTCTACTCCAGGATTTGGTTTCCAACCATTAGTTGGTGCTGGTGCTTCAGTATTCGTCAACTCTGGTGGTACAATCAACTCGATTAGTATTGGTAATAGTGGTTCTGGTTATAGAACTGGTATTCAAACTAATGTAGGTGTTGGTATTATTACATCTTCTACTGGAGATGTAAAGGTTATTGGTATTGGTACTGCAAATATTGTTGATGGTTATGTAGATAGTATTGATCTTTATAATCTTGGCTCTAACCTCGACTCCAATAATCCACCTGTTGTTGTAATAGACAAACCTCTTGGTTATTCAAATATTCCTTTGGTCTACAGTTCTGATTCTGCACCTGGTGTTGGAACTGGTGCAAGAGTTGATATTGTTGTTGGACAAGGTTCTAGTGTTATCAATTTTGATATTGTAAGTGGTGGTTTTGGATATAATATTGGTGATAAACTCAATATTGCCATTGGTGGTACAACAGGTGTTAAGACTGACTCAAGTCTTCCATTCATTCCGTTTGAATTGAATGTCATTGATGTATATCGTGATACCTTCAACGGTTTTACTGTTGGTGAACTTGAAGCATTTGATAGTGTTAACGAACTGTTTGATGGTTTATCTACTAAATTCCCTCTTACGATTTCCCAACAACAGTTTGCGATAGAATCTAAGAAAGGTTCTAACATTAGCCTATCTCAAGCATTGATTATAACGATCAATGATGTCCTACAAGTTCCAGAAATTGCGTATACCTTCACTGGTGGTGGTTATGTAGAATTTGCAGAACCTCCGAAAAAAGGCGATACTTGCAAAATTATCTTTTATAAGGGTACTCCAGATGTTGATGTTGTCTTTGTCGATATTCTTGAGACCGTTAAAATTGGTGATACATTACAACTGAAGAACGATATTTCAAAAGGTCAAACTTTCGGTTTATATCAAGACCCAAGAGTAGTAACTGGTATTACTACACTCGATACTGCAACAACTCTTGCTTATAATGGTCCTGGTGTTACTAAGAATACTGCTCTCGTAAGACCTGTTACTTGGTGTAAACAGACTGATGATATTACCATTAATGGTGATTTTGTAACTAAGGATAGAATTGACCAAGAACCTTATATTTACCCTGCAGCATATCTAACATCTTATGTTGGGTTTACCAGTGTATATGGTTATGTTGATAGTATTAGACCATTGTTTAATTCTAGTCGTGAAACAAATCTTCTGGATTATCAGGATAAGGTTGTAATTATTGATCAGGGAGCCATTGATGTTGCAACTGCTACTGCATCTACGGGTTCTGGTGGAATAATCACATCATTTACCGTAAGTAATGTTGGTGCCGGTTATTCTTATCTAACAACTCCTTCAGTATCAGTATCTTTGCCAGATGATATTAATGGAACCCGAGCAACAGGTATTGCATCAGTAACTGGTGATGGAGTGGTATCTATTTCTGTCTCTAATGCAGGAACAGGATACACTCAGGCACCTAGTGTTCTTATTCAACAACCTTCCGTTAGAAGAGAACAGATTGGTGTTACATCATACTTTGGTGACTATGGTAATATCGTTGGTTATGCACATTCTGGTATCAATACTGCGTTTATTGAACTTTATATCCCAGAAGATTCTTACATGAGAGATGACACTATTTCTGGTGTTGCTGTTACAGTCAGTCAATTGATTCCAGGTGACTTCTTCGTAGTTAATGATTCAAATGTAGGTATATTTACTGGCAATAACTTTGACGGAATTTATTATGTTAAGAACGCAGAAAATGTTACCAAGAATCTTTCAAGTATTGGTCTTGGTGTCACTGTTGTTAGAAGAATTGAATTTACAAGTCAAGGATATTCTTCTGGTTCTGGTACATTCGATAACTCAAGTATTTTCGGTGAGTATACATGGGGTAAAGTACAGTTCATAAACAGAGTTCCTGCAACTGCGTTACAGTTCTTCCCTGAAGGTTATACTGGATTGTCGTCATCCCCTCTCGTACAGAGATTGGAACCTTTGAAATTCAATAATTATAATGTTTAGATAAATACAAACATAGAAAAGGATTCTGTATAAAAGATGGCATACCAAGGTATTAATACGGGTTCATCTCCCAATAGTGGAACAGGTGACTCACTTATTGAAGGTGCCGAAAAGATTAATAGTAACTTTGTTGAACTTTACAACGTAGTAGGTAATGGAACTACTACCTTTGTTGGGGTTGTAACTCAAATTACTGCAGGTACTAATGTAAGTATTAGTACCTCATATGGTTCTGTTCAAATATCTGCACCTACACCATCACAGATAACCACCACAAACTTGAATGTAAGTGGTGTCTCTACTCTCGGTGTTGTGACCAGTGCAACATATTATGGTGATGCATCCAATATCACTTCAGGTAAATGGAATCTTGGGGCAGATGGTAGTACCCACTATCAATTCACTGGTCCTGGTGGTTTAAATGCTACGGCTGATCCGGTAATATACCTTGCAAGAGGTCAATCATATGAGTTTGTAAATAACATGGGTGCACATCCATTTGAGATTCGTTCATCGAATGGTGGTTCTGCATTCTCGACAGGTGTTACCAATAATGCGGTTTCAAATGGAACACTTAGATTTGATGTCCCATTTGATGCACCAAACTCATTGTACTATCAATGCACTTCTCATGCGGGTATGGGTGGAACTGTTGTGATATATCCCGACCTGTTTACAGTCTAAATAAAAAAAAAGTCCGGTAAAAATGGCTGCGATAATTACAGATCAATTACGTATTCTGAATGCGAAGAATTTTGTGGATGATGTCCAGAATTCTTCTAATTCTTATTACGCATGGATTGGTTTACCAGACCCTGCGGACTTCCAAAGTGACTGGGATTCAAACCCCCCAGCACCTAAGGATAGTTTAGACCAATCTAATGATTATTGGGATACGATGTTGGCTCTTAAGAGAATCAACTCTACTGATGTAAGCCAGGTTGTTAGAAAAATCATATGGCAATCTGGAACCACATATGACATGTGGAGAAATGATATTACAAGGGACAACCCATCTCTTCCTTCTAATTCATACGACATTTATGACTCAAATTTCTATGTAATGAATAGTGAGTATAAAGTTTATATTTGTCTGTTCAATAATGCAAATCCAGAGAATAGTTACAGAGGTGGTCCATCACTGGATGAGCCAAACTTCACTGACCTAGAGCCTAGAGAGGCTGGTAGTAGTGGTGATGGTTATATCTGGAAGTATCTTTATACCATCAAACCAAATCAAATTATCAAATTTGATTCTACAAGTTATATAGCAGTACCAACTGATTGGAATACTAATGCATCTTATGCTCCGGTAAAGGAGAATGCTACAAACAGTGGTCAAATCAAGATTGTAACGATTAGAAATCGTGGTGTTGGTATTGGAACTGCAAATGTTACTTACACCAGAGTACCTATTCTAGGTAATGGTAGAGGAGCAGAAGCCACGGTTGTTATTAACAATGACGCAAAGGTAGAATCTGTCACCGTTTCTAGGGGTGGTCATGGTTATACTTTTGGTACATTAGACCTGAAGAGTGGTGGTGTACCAAATGGAACAATTGCACCGATTTTTGATGTAATCATTCCTCCTCCCGGAGGTCATGGTGCTGATATTTACTCTGAACTGGGTGCATATAATGTTCTATCTTATGCAAGATTTGAAAATGATACTCAAAACCCTGACTTTATTACTGGAAACCAATTTGCCCGAGTAGGGATTGTAAAAAATCCAACAAACCACAGTTCTTCATCAAATCTTACCAAAGATAAAGCAAGTGCACTATATGCACTTAAATTGGTAGGTACTGGTTATAGTGAAGCAGTATTCACTGCAGACTCCTTCGTAACTCAAACTGTTGGTCTTGGCTCTACTGCGGTTGGAAAAGTTGTTTCTTATGACAATCAAACTGGTGTTCTAAAGTACTGGCAAGATAGAAGAACTGCTGGTTTTAATACTGATGGAACAAAAAACACTGTTCCAGTCTATGGATTTAATCAATTAGAATTTACTGCGTCTCCAACCAATGGTGGTAGTATCAGTATTATTCCTACTTCAGGTAATACATTAAATATTGATACCGACTTTACTGGCGTTTCTACGGCAATAAATAGTAGGACATACTACTTGGGTCAGGAATTCACGAAAGGAGTATCGAACCCAGAATCACAAAAATATTCTGGCGATATCATCTATGTTGATAATAGACCTTCTGTTACCCGATCCTCTTCTCAGAAAGAAGATGTTAAAGTTATCTTGCAATTCTAAGAGATATGCCACAGGAAACTAATCTAAACGTCGCTCCTTATTTTGACGACTTTGATCCTAAACAAAATTATTATAAGATTCTTTTTAAACCTGGCTATCCAGTTCAGGCTAGAGAACTAACTGGTCTGCAGTCAATTCTTCAGAATCAAGTTGAAGATATGGGTAACCATTTCTTCAAAGAAGGTGCTAAGGTTATTCCTGGTGACTTGACTTATGTCAAAAACTTTTATGGAATTCAGATTGAGCCCGAGTTTCTTGGTATACCTGTAGGTATATATCTAGAACAACTGGTTGGGACGATTATCACTGGACAATCGTCGAATGTAACTGCACGTGTTGTAACTTATATTACGGATGACGAATCGGATAGAGGAACTTATACACTATACGTTAACTATGAGAACTCATCTTCTGAAGAAGATGTAAGTACTTTTATAAGTGGTGAAGTTTTAACCACGAGTACAAATATTAATTATGCATCAACTTTCATTGTATCTGGTGAAGGATTTTGTTCCACAATTCCTCAAAACGCTCCTGTCATTGGTTCGTCTTTCAATCTTTCGCAAGGAATTTATTTCTTGAGAGGTTATTTTGTTGATGTTGCAACTCAGACTCTAATTCTTGACCAGTATAGTAATACTCCATCTTACAGAGTTGGTCTTGATATTATTGAAGAGATTATTTCTTCTGATGTTGATCCATCGTTGAATGATAATGCACAAGGATTTAATAATTATACGGCACCAGGTGCAGATAGACTTAAGATAACCCCAGTATTAGCTAAAAAACCTCTCGACAATTTTGATGAAAGTAACTTTGTTCAACTTTCAGAAGTTAGTAATGGTATTCTGAGAGTAATCAATAGAAATACTGAATACAACTTTATAGGTGACGAGTTCGCAAGAAGAACTTTTGACGAATCTGGTCATTATTATGTGAAAGAATTTGTTACTACTGTAAAAAACAGTCTGAACAACGAAGAAGGAAACAGAGGAATATACAATCCTGGACAAACCACTCAGTCTGGAAATACCCCCGACGATAATATTGGAGTCTATAAGATTTCTCCGGGTAAGGCATATGTCAGGGGTTACGAAGTAGAAACTATAGTACCCTCATTAATTGACTTTGCAAAACCAAGAGCAACTAAACAATTAAAAAATCAAGGTATTAACTTTGGGTTTGGACCGACCATAGCACTCAATAGAGTCTATGGATCTCCATCTATTGGTATCAATACCACAAACACTTTGAGTCTTAGAAGTCGAAGAGTTGGTTCAAATCAAGAAACTGCACCAGGTAAAGAAATTGGTATTGCAAGAATCTACGACTTTGCACTTGAGTCTGGTTCTTATGATACAAACTTCCCGAACCTGAATGTTTGGGACCTGTCTCTATTTGATGTTCAAACATATACAGACATTACTGTTAACGAACCAGTAACACTTAACACCTCCACATATATTAAAGGAGAATCAAGTGGTGCAACAGGGTTCCTTAAGTATTCCGTAAGTGCAGGAATTGCAATCACTGCATATAGTGTTGAAGGTGATTTCTTTAAAGGTGAGAGACTCCTATTCAATGGAACACTTGATGATGCAAGATTCGTTACTGAGTCAACTAATTTTTCACTCTCAGATACTAAGTCAGTATTTGGTATTGTAGGAACTGGTAACACATTTACTGCAGATATTATTCAAACTCCGGTTTATGATATTGGTAACGCAACTTGTTCACCTCAGATTGCAAATTCTTCAAGAATTTCAATTCCAGTAGATCCCGGTTTCTCTTTCGTTGGTATTGTCACTGTCGGTAACCTTGTAAGGTTCTCTAGAACTAATCTTGATACTGCAACATTTGCAAGAGTAACAGGAGTTGGTAGAACCAATATTACAGTTAGTGGTGTAACAACAGTTACGGGTATCTGTGATGGTGGTCTTCCTTCAGGAACTGAAACAGTTTCAAATGTACAAATAATCAGTACCAGAGCTCAACGTAATACTGGTTCTGGTAATATTACTGATAATGAATCACTATACAGTGCATTCCCAAAAACTAATGTTGCATCTGTAGATCTGATTGATTCTGAGATTGTTATTAGAAGACAGTATAATACAAATATTACGACTAACTCTACTCCTGTAATTAATGCGGGAGATAATGAGTCATTCTTACCTTTCGATGAGGAAAGATATACTCTAATCAGATCAAATGGTCAGACTGAAGTACTTACTGAAGATAGGTTTGTATTTACCAATTCTTTCAAGTCTGTTCAAATTACTGGTCTAGGTGCTGATGATGTTAACACCAAACTCATAACTACGATTCAGAAGAATAACGTCACATCTAAAACTAAACTGAATTCTGTTTCTAATAGTATTATTATTGACAAGTCAAGTTCATCTGCTTCTGGTATTGGTTCTACAACTCTACAAGATGGACTAGTTTCTGGAAATTACCCCTTTGGTACAAGAGTACAAGACGAAGTTATTTGTCTGAATACTCCTGATGTAACTAAAATTTATGGTGTATTCCAATCTGACGATGTAGGAGAACCTACTGCACCATATATGACACTATCTCAGATGGATGGTGTTAGTGGGACAACTAACGATTTGATTGTTGGTGAGACACTCTCTGGTCAAACTAGTGGTGCCAAGGCAATATACATTGAGAAGTTTACAGATACTAAAGTATATTTCATCTACTTAAATAGTTCGACTTTCCAAAACGGTGAAATTGTATCTGGAAGTCTATCATCAACTAATGGTATTGTCAATAGTGCAAAACTCGGTTCTAAAAATATCACCAAAGATTTCAAGTTCTCTAATGGACAGAAAGGTGGATATTACGACTACTCAAGAATTATTAGAAAAGGTTCTGCAGGAATCCCATCCAGACAACTGAAAGTTTATTATCAGACTGCAAATTATGATCCTGCTGACCAGGGTGATATTACCACGGCAAATTCTTACAATAATTTTGATTATGCAAAACTATCTACTGTAAATGGACATAGAAATTCCGATATCATTGATGCAAGACCTAGGGTAAGTGATTATACTGTTGTTGCTGGTTCAAGGTCACCACTAGAATTTGATGGTAGAAATTTTGCAGACGGTGTTGATGGCAATCAACATAGTTCTAAGCACATTATTGCTTCCGATGAAGTAATGACTCTTGGTTATGAGTACTATCTTCCAAGAGCAGATAGAATTTATATTGATAAAATAGGTTCTATAAGTGTAATTCAAGGTACTCCTCAGGATCAACCAAGACTTCCTGATAGTATCAGTGGAGCAATGAATATTGCTAATGTATTTTTACCTGCATACCTATACAAGACATCTGATGCAAAAATTAACTTTGTAGAGCACAAGAGATATCAGATGACTGATATTGCTAAACTCGAACAAAGAATTAAAAATCTTGAGTATTATACTTCATTGAGTCAAATTGAGACAAATACTCTTAATTTGTTTGTAGAAGATGCAAACGGTAATAATAAGTTCAAGTCTGGTATTTTTGTAGATAACTTCTCTTCTCTTGAACCCCAAGATTCTACAATCGGTATTAAGAATAGTGTCGATACTAGAAAAGGTATCCTGAGACCTTCTCACTACACTACTGCACTTAATCTTCAACTAGGAACAACTGCAATTACTGGAATTGGTGCAACTTCTGATGCAAACCAAGACTCACAATTTGCCGATATTGTTGGTAACAATATCAAACAGACAGGAAGAGTTATTACTCTTGACTATACTGATCAATCTTGGCTGACACAACCATATGCAACAAGAATTGAAAGTGTCACTCCTTTCCTGATTCAGTTCTGGCAAGGTACAATCAAATTGACACCAGATGTTGATGTTTGGATTGATGTCAATAGACTTGAAATCAATAACGTAATGATGGAGGGTTCGTTCCAAGGTATTGCAGAATCTCTTGGTGCGGAAGTAACAACCAATGCAGATGGTTCAAGAACTGGTGTAAGTCCTGTTCTGTGGAATTCGTGGGAAACTGTTGGTGTCAACTTGGATATGTCATTGTCAAATGACCAACAATTCCTTCAAGGTGCATCTGATGTAGTATCAAATGGTCTTGTAGATAATCTTCTTCGTGGAAGAGATGTTGGTGTCGATCGAATTGTTGATGCAAGTGATGCAATTGTCAATAACATTTCTGCAGGTGGTGGAATTACATTAGATCAACAAAGATCTGGAACACAATCAACAGTCAATGAAGTAATTGAGACCGAATCTCTTGGAGATAGAGTTGTAAGAAGAGATATCATTCACTTTATGAGATCTCGTAACATTGATGTTACTGCAACAAAATTCAGGCCATTTACAAGACTTTATTCATTCTTTGATCAAGTAGATGTCAACAAATTTATTGTACCTAAGTTGATTGAAATTGAAATGATCCATGGGTCATTCTCTATTGGTGAGACAGTCTTTGGTAGATTGAATAATGGTGGTTCTCAACAAAACAATTCGAGTTCTGTTCCACGTATAGACTTTAGAGTTGCAACATCTAATCATAAGTATGGTCCATACAACAACCCAACAGACATTTATGATGAAAGTCCATATGACAGAAACGTTTTTGTCAATTCGGCCTATTCAGAATCTTCTAATACTGTAAACATTGATACATTCAGTCTTTCGTCTGAAGATTTCCCACAGTTTAGTGGATACATCTCAAGTGGGATGATTTTGACCGGTAGAACTAGTGGTGCTCAAGCAAAAGTTACTAATGTAAGACTCATTAGTGATAAGAATGGTACTTTACAGGCATCATTCAGAGTACCTGATGGTGCGAATAATGCCAACCCAACGTTTGAAACTGGTAGATCAAGATTTAGACTCACCAGTAGTAAAATTAATAGTCAAATTGAAGGTGCTGTCTCGACTGCAGGAGAAGGGACATTCTATTCACAAGGTGATGTAGATACAACTCAAGAAGCAACACTTTCTTTGAGAAATGCTGTAGTTGGCATTGAGGACCTTAGTCAACAAAGAAATATTAATGATAACTTCACAACTAATACTATTGCGGTTGAAAGTGGATTTGATGTTATAACTACAATCGAACAAGATATTACAAATATCCAACAAGATTTTATTACTAACGTCACTAACAATAATTTCACCACTAATGTTATACGACGACCAACACCACCACCTCGTCCTCGGCCGCAGGGAGGAGACCCTCTCGCACAAACATTCCGAGTTGATGATGAGACTGGAATCTTTGTTACTAAGGTCAATGTATTCTTCCAAGCAAAAGATGCAACCGTTCCCGCAACTTTCCAGTTGAGAGAATGTAAACTTGGAACACCTACAGAAACGGTTCTTCCTTTCTCTGAAGTTGATATCAATCCTGCAGATGTAACAGTCAGTGCCGATGGTTCTGTTCCATACACCATTACATTGGATTCTCCAGTGTATCTAAATGGTGGAACCGAATATGCTATGGTTCTGTTGTCACACTCCGTTGAGTGGAAAGTATGGATTAGTAGACTGGGTGAGGCTGATGTAAGAACTATAGATCAAGAGGCTGGTCAGATTCTTGTAACAGAACAACCACTCCTTGGTTCTTTGTTTAAATCTCAAAATGCTTCAGTATGGACTCCAAGTCAGTATGAAGATCTTAAGTTTGAGATATTTAGATCCTCGTTCAGACCATCTGGTAACGTACAATTCTTTAATCCAAATCTACCATCTTCTCTTTCACAGATCGATCCAACTGGTCTTTCTATGAATTCTAGAGAGATTAGAGTTGGTCTTGGTACTACTGTTCAAGATAGTGATTTGGTATTGGGTAACACTGTCAAACAACTCAATATTGGTGCAACAGGAACACTAGTTGCCTTTGCTGGATCTACAACATCAAATCTTTCTATTACTAATAGTGGTAGTGGATATGTACCTGCAAGTGGTAGTCAATCTTATACTGGAGTTGCCCTAACATCAATTACTGGTAAAGGACTAGATGCTACTGCAAATATTACCATTACTAACGGTTCTGCTACAGCAGCAACTATAAACAATGGTGGTGTTGGTTACGTAGTCGGTGATGTTCTGACACCTGTCAATCTAGGTGGTGTCAATCTTGGTTCTGGGATGCAACTTTCTGTTGAATCTATTCTTGGAAATAACACTCTTGTATTGGAAAATGTTCAGGGTAACTTTGTTTCCAATTCTAGTTATCCATTATATTTTGATAATAATAGTGGTATTACAACAGAACTCAACAGCACTGTAGGTGGAGATGTAATTCCCCTATCACCCATAACTACGGTTACTAATGGTGACTACATCAAAGTATTCCAAAGAAATCACGGTCTATATTCTAATGTAGATAGACTCAATATTGATGGAGTATCGAGTGATGGGGCACCAACTACTTTGGCTCAAGAATATCCATTCAATTCTACATCATTCATCATTCTTGAGGGCGTTATAACTGATTTCGCAACATTTGAGAATATTGGAGTTGGTGCTACTAACCCTGGATATATCAAGGTTGGAGAAGAAATTATTAGTTACACTGGAACTAATGGTAGAACATTGACCGGTATTGTAAGAGGAGTTGATAATACAACATTAGCAACTCACGATTTGGGTGAAATCGTTACTAAGTACGAACTGAATGGTGTTTCGTTGAGAAGAATTAATAGACAACACCTACTATCAAATGTTAATGCAAGTGATTTGGTAGAAGCTCCGATTGGATTGGATTACTACTACATTAAAGTTCAAATGAATATTGGTGGTGTCAATAGAGCACCTGGTAATGCAGATGGTTTCCCACCACTATACTTCAATGAAAGAACTGTCGGTGGTGGTCCAAATGTAACAGGTACTTACAACCTACCATTCTCATTGATTACACCCAAGGTAACCACAATTACACCAACTGCGACTAATCTTATTACTCAGGTAAGAACAATTTCTGCATCAAGTATTTCTGGAAATCAACAGTCATACCTTGATGAGGGTTATGAGCAGGTCAATTTGTTTAGTAAAAATTACTTTGATTCTCAAAGAATGATTCCATCACCACTCAATGAGTCTCTATATTTGAATAGTGACCAATTCCCTGGTCAAAAGTCATTCTCTATGTTGTTCAGTATGTTTACTACTGATGAAAGATTGAGTCCTGCAATTGACTTGGATAACGCATCTGTAGTCTTTACTTCAAATAGAATAGATAGACCTGTTACTAATTATGCATCTGACTTTAGAGTCAATGGCACTGAGAACGATCCAAATTCGTTTGTATATGTTTCCAAGAATATTATTCTTGAAAATCCTGCAACATCTCTCCAAGTCATATTGGATGCATACATTTCTAATAACAATGATATTAGATTGTTCTATGCATTGAATCAAGATACTAAACCAGAAGAGACTGTTTTTGTACCATTCCCTGGATATTCAAATATCGCGAGTAACGGTTCTATTATTGATATCTCAAACAATAATGGTACATCTGATGTAAGAGTACCCTCTATTGATTCCTATCAACCAGAACCGTCTGTGAACCTCTACAAGGAGTATAAATTCACAATTGATGAGTTGATACCATTTACATCTTTCCGTATCAAGATCGTTGGTACATCGATCGATCAGTCCAATGCTCCACTGATAAGAAACCTTCGTGCAATTTCGTTCGCTTGATATGAAACATTTAATACCAGTAGAAGGAATGGATGGTTATTTTAGAGACTCCTCAACCGGGGCCATTGTCAACAAAAATAACCTTGAGTTCCAAGCCTATGTGAAGAATAGGGAAAAAATGAATGAAGAGAGAGAAAGACTTAATTCTCTCCAAACAGAAGTTTCATCTCTAAAGGATGATATGAGTGATATTAAGAGTTTACTTTCAAACATTACATCGATGTTGAAACCGAACTATAAATAGTCAATATAGAAGTTCTTATATAAATGGCTCAGCCTACCACCAGACAAGAATTCACTGATTATGTTTTGAGACAACTTGGTGCTCCTATTTTGGAGGTCAATGTTGCTGACGAACAGGTTCAGGATTTGATTGATGATGCCATTCAATATTTTAACGAGAGGCACTTTGATGGTGTCACCCAGGTATACTTAAAGTATCAGGTAACTCAAGACGATATTAATAGAGGTAGGGCAAGACCACCTGGTGCTCCTCAAAATCAGAATGGGACTGTTGGTATGGCATCAACATCCGCTACCGCAAATATTGTAGGGACTGCCACTACATTTACATATTATCAAAATAGTAATTATATACAACTCCCACCTTCAATCATTGGAGTGAATAAAGCATTTCAGTTTGGTGGTGGAATGGGACAGGGTATGTTCAATGTCAGATATCAAATGATGTTGAATGACTTTATTGGTCTTAATGGATGGGGTGCATCTGGATATGATTTGACATCGTATTCGATGACGATGAGTTATTTGGAGACAGTTAACTTTATCCTGAATACTCATAAACAGATTAGATTCAATCAGAGAACTGATAGACTATATTTGGATATTGATTGGAGTGAATTGTCAGTTGGTGAGTTTCTTGTTATTGATTGTTGGGCAGCAAATGACCCCAATGATTATCCAAGAATTTGGAATGACTCATTCCTAAAACCATATGTAACTGCCCTTGTCAAAAAACAATGGGGTCAGAATTTAATTAAGTTTCAGGGTGTGAAACTTCCAGGTGGTATTGAATTTAATGGAAGACAAATATATGAAGACGGTCAAGCAGATCTTGATAAGATCCAAGAAAAGATGATGAGTACATATGAACTTCCACCTTTAGATCTTATTGGGTAATACGTTATGCTCAACCCATTTTTCCTGAACGGTAGTCAAACTGAGCAGAATCTAGTCCAGAGTCTTGTCAACGAACAGTTGAGGATGTATGGAATAGAAGTTTATTACTTACCCAGAAGGTATGTTACAACTAATACAGTTATACAAGAAGTCATTCAGTCTGACTTTACTAATGCATATCCAATTGAGGCATATGTAGATAACTATGATGGATATACTGGTCAAGGAAGTATTCTATCGAAGTTTGGTATTGAAAATAGAGATGACTTACAACTCATAATTTCGAAAGAAAGGTACGAAGACTATATTACACCACTGATTAAAGATATTCCTGATATTGAACTTTCAACAAGACCAAAAGAAGGTGATTTGATTTACTTCCCTCTTGGGGATAGATTGTTTGAAATTAAGTTTGTAGAACATGAGCAACCGTTCTACCAACTCAAGAAAACGTATGTCTATGAATTAAGATGTGAACTCTTCCGTTATGAAGATGAAGTTATCGATACGGGTATCGAAGACATTGATGATAAGATTGCACAGATTGGTTATATTCAGACACTGACACTAATTGGTGCTGGTAGATCCGCAACAGCAACCGCACAGGTATGTCCCGCAGGTGCAGTTAGTCAGGTAACTATTACCAATATGGGTAAAGATTATGTGACACAACCTCAGGTCGGTTTCTCTTCAGCACCTCCAGGAGGAATTACTGCTACAGGTATTGCATCACTATCTTATGACTATCCAAATTGTAATGGTATAGGTGGTAGAATTTCCGCCATTCATATGACAGATGCTGGTTGTGGATATGTAGTTCCCCCTTGGGTATCAATAACTGGTGATACTGGTGTTGGTGCAGCTGCTATTACTGGTATTTCTTCAGACGGTTCTGTTCGTAAAATTACAGTTACCGATGGTGGTTCTGGATATATTAAACCGCCCAAGGTTTCTATTGGTTTAACTGCAGGAACTTATCCACTATTCAGTGATACCAATTACTACTGGGATGATTCTACTAGTACATTTGACTCATTATACCCATCACCATCTAGATATGCTGTGGGTCTTGCGACAATTAGTGCGGGTATTGTTACTGCAATTTATATTATAGATGGTGGTTCTGGATATGATACCGACCCGGTTGTAATTATTGATCCACCGTTTGTTGATAACCCCAACATTAGTGTCGGTGGAATGTTTGTGTTCAATGAAATTGTAACTGGTTCTGTATCTGGAACAACTGCAAGAGTTAAGGAATGGAATGGTATTACAAACATTATTGAAATCAGTATTGTAAGCGGTAGTTTTGTTCCACAAGAATATCTAACCGGTAGTACATCTGGAGCCAGGTATGTAATTGGTTCTGCAAATACTGACGATTTAGTAACTCCTTTTGCAGATAATGATACCATTGAATCAGAAGCAAAAACAATTTTGGATTTCTCAACATCCAATCCATTTGGTATGCCCTGATAAATAGAAGTATATGTCTTCAAAGTAATGTTTGATTATTTTTACAATGAGATCTTTAGATCTGTAATTATTGGATTTGGTTCATTATTCAATGGAATCGAAATTCACCATAAGGACGAAAATGATTCTACTTTTAGTGTCATCAAAGTTCCTCTTGCTTACGGACCTACTCAAAAATTTCTTGCAAGACTAAAACAGAACCCGGATTTGAATGCACCGGTTCAAATGACACTTCCGAGGATGTCATTTGAGTTTACGAATCTTGCATATGATTCTTCGAGAAAATCAACTCAAACACAGACTGTAGTTTATACAAATCCTGACGGAACAGAGACGAAGAAAGGATATCTTCCCGTTCCATATAACATGACAATCACTCTTTCAATTTACACAAAATTGAACGATGATATGCTTCAAATTATCGAACAGATTGTTCCATACTTTCAACCAGGTTATACACTCCCCATCAAGTTCTTGGGAAATCTGAATGAAGTAATCAATGTTCCAGTTCAACTGGACAACATTGATATGAGTGATGATTATGAGGGTAATTTTGATACAAGAAGAGCACTAATTTATACTATAACATTTACTGCAAAGACTTATGTCTTTGGTCCTCTCAAAGATGTTTCTTCCGATATCATCAAGAAGGTTACTGTTGGATATGTTGCTGGTTCTACCAGTGGAAATTCTTATCAGAGAGATGTTACTTATCAAGTTACACCAAGAGCAGTCAAAGATTATGATGGTGTGGTTGCAACTCTTCTTGCAGAGAATGTTGATATGGTAGAAACTGTAATCGATGTTGATGATGGAACTAAAATTCCAGAGAAATCTTATATTTACATCGGTCAAGAAGAGATGTATGTAGAGAATGTGACAGGTAATAGGTTATCAGTTAAGAGAGCTCAAGATAAGTCACCACTACAAAATCATTTACTTGGGGAAAAGGTATATACGATAACCCAAGCAGATAATGCACAAATCGAAGTTGGTGACAATTTCGGTTTTGATGGAAATCTTTTCTGAGGTAAATCATGGATAAGTATGAAAAACTCAATGAAACTTTTGATATTGAACCAATAGAAGTAATACCGGAAAAGAATGCTATCGAAAAAAAGATAGAACACTATAAAAATTCTAAAGAAGATATTCGTAAAGACTACGAATATACCAGAGGTAATTTGTATTCGATTATCGAAAAAGGACAAGAAGCAATTAATGGTATTCTTGAACTTGCACAAGAAAGTGAGATGCCTCGTGCATATGAAGTTGCGGGACAATTGATTAAGAGTGTTTCTGATGCAACTGATAAATTGATGGACCTTCAGAAAAAACTGAAGGATGTTAATAAGGAAGAGGAATCGAAAGGACCAACTACTGTCAACAATGCCCTTTTTGTAGGTTCAACGGCAGACCTTCAAAAGATGTTAAAGAATGCCGGTAAAGACATAAATACATAAAAAGATTGAAATGGCTGTCGAATCTATTAATATACAAATTGATAAGGGAACAGATTTTTCACAAAATTTTGTGATGAAGAACCCTGACCAAACCATTATCGATTTGACTGGATATACAGGGGTATCTAAAGTAAGAAAGTATCCTGAAGACTCTAGTAATGTTCAAAGTTTTGCTGTAGGTATTGCATCAACTACTGGAACAATTACTTTGTCAATGGGTACTACAGTTACATCTAATCTGACAGTAGGTAGAAACTACTATGATATCCTTGTAACATCAGGTTCTAGTGTAGTTTCTAAGGTATTTGAGGGTTCTGTTATGGTAAATGCTACTATATCTGTGTAAAAAATGGATAACTTAGGAGATTTCTTTTCTCTTATTGGTGAAGAAAAGAAAAAAGACAAAGAAAAGACTAAAGAAATACTTGGAGAGGTATCCTTAGGAGACCTTTTTGCAAGTTTGAGTGAAGAAAAAAAGAAGGTTAAAGAAAAAAGTTTAAAAAAAGAGAAAGAGTTAGAAAAAATTAAAAAAGATGCTAAGATTTTTGAAGCATTCTTGTTTAATGAGACCCCAAGGGTAGAACAGAGTGCAATAAAGACAGTAAAGGTTTTAGAAACTGAACTATTAAATCTTAAGAGTACTTTTCCATACTCAAAATTTACATAGTCAAGGTTTTGAGGTCAATAACATTAATGTTTCTGGCATTACTACATCAACAGGTGGTTTTGTTGGAGATGTCACTGGTAACGTAACTTCTACTACAGTAAAAGCATCAGATAAATTTTACCCACCAACTCTGACGACAACACAAAGAGATGCATTGACTGTGACACAAGGTGCGATGATTTATAATACAACAGAGAGTAAAGTTCAGATTTATCTTGGAACTGAGTGGAAGTCACTAGCATTCGAACTGGATTCTTATACTTCTATCAGTATTCTATAAATAATAGGAGAATTCGTACCAATGTCTGTAGTAACTGATCTTGAAAAAGGTTTAGTAAAACTAAATAATACATCTCATAATTCAGTCGATAGACTTATGAAGAAGGTTGCGAAAGATAATGACATCTCTGCAACAGAACTTCATCATAAGTTCAAGGCTAAACACAATATGATTCCCGACGATTGGATTAAAACACAAATACAAGAAGGTAATCTACATAAATGGTTTAAGGGATCCAAGTCTAAAGACGGTAAGTCTGGTTGGGTCAATGTGGTCACTGGTGGCACATGTGCTAGTGATAAACCAGGTGAAGGAACACCCAAGTGTGTATCTTCTTCAAAGAGGGCTAGTATGACTCCTGCTGAAAGAAAGTCTGTACAAAGCAGAAAGAAGAAAGCAGACCCAAACCAACAATCAAAGTCTGGTGCTGCAAAACCAACTTACGTTTCAACTGACAAACCAAAGAAAAAAATGAAAGAAGAAATGGAAATCAATGAAGCGGACAAGAAGGGTAAAGGTAGTGGTAAGAAGGATGCATGTTACCATAAGGTAAAGGCATCTGCTTCTGTATGGCCTTCTGCATATGCTTCTGGTCGTTTGGTTCAATGCCGTAAGAAAGGTGCTGCCAACTACGGTAAGTCAAAGAATGAAGAGTTTATGGCTCTTCCTGAGATGACTGATCTTCAGATCAGGTGTATGGAAGCCGCGGGTATTGAAGTAGAAGTTCTTGACGAAAAGTGTTGGTCTGGTTATACCCAGAAGGGTATGAAGAAGAAGGGTAAAAGAGTAGTTCCCAATTGTGTAAAGACTGAAGGATATGATGTTGGTGATATTGATCAAACAGTTGGTGCCGTAACTCCTATTCCTAAGAAAGATCAGGATGATGCTAAGGCACGTATCCTTGCTAAGACGAAAGCAAAGCGTGAGAAGATGAAGGAAGAAAAGACTATCGAAGAGGCGACTAGAGTTCCTGCACAGAATGGTAATGTTTATTTGGTAGGGTTTACCTGGAGAGGTAAATACGTAATGATGAAACTTTTCTTCCCTGATGTTAAGAGACCATCTAGAAAAGAAGTACAGTCAGTACTTGAGAAGATTTATCCTGGCTGTTATCTTCAAAGATTTGATCTTGCACCGTATAACCCCGGCGAACCAATGCTGAATGTTGGTGTTAATGAAGAATCTAGTAAGAGTTGTTCTAAAGGTGAGTACTATTGTAATGACTCTAAAAAATGTAAGCCAGTACCTAAAGGTCATCATGTAATGCGAAATGGTGATTTGATGAAAGATGAGAATCACGATGAAGGTGGTGATATGAGTGAAGGAGCCGCATGGACCAAAAAAGAAGGTCAGAATAAGTCTGGTGGTCTTAACGAAAAAGGACGTAAGTCTTATGAAAAAGAAAATCCTGGTTCTGATCTAAAAGCACCTTCAAAGAAAGTTGGTAACAAGAGAAGAACATCATTCTGTGCAAGGATGAAAGGAATGAGAAAGAGACAGAAACCTTCTAATAACACAGGTGAGGATAGATTGTCCAAATCACTCAAAGCGTGGAACTGCTGATATGAAAGACTTTAAAGAATTTCTCAATGAATCCGTCACTATTAATGGTGACTTTAATGGAACACTCAATGTTGGTGGTGATAATTCTGCTTCTCCCGAACAACAGGTGGAAGAAAATTATCAATATGTTGCAGATTTTGTTTGGATGGGAAGTATATATAGAATGAAGTTGGAACAAAACAATTCTGTAAGACTACCAACTAATCAAGAGTTGGCAGAACAACTACAAAGTGAATATCCTGGTGCAATTGTTCAAAGGGTATATCCAGTAGAACAAAGTCCAACAGTGAAGTTTGGTGATGTACGAAGATATCACCCTGGCAAATTAGATTGGGTTTAAATTATGGCTATTTGGAATTCTGGAATAGGTACATTTCTTAAACAAGAGACTACCTTGTTTGAAGTGATGGGGATTGCATCAAGTGATGGTCAATATATTTCTACTGATAATAGATTTCCCGTAGATGCTAATATATCGGGAATCTCTTCAGATACAGTTATCTCCATTGGCAATAGTATTACGGTAAATCAAGGAACTTCACCTTGGGTTGTATCACCCATACCCCAAATTTCTTTACCTCCAGGATACGGACAAATCCACAAGTTTGGTGCTGTTCCTGAAATGAGTCAAAATACTAATGGAACGATTTGGGATGAGAATGACACAAATTATCCTTGGGATACAATTTCTGCAGGCAGTCAACTTGAAGTTCGAGTTGTAGAGCCAAATAATGAAAATAATACTAGTACTGACCTTGATGGAGATACTGTAGAGATACAAGGACTTGATGTAAATTACAATGTCATTACAGAGACTGTAACTATATCTGGATTCTCAGCAACTACTACTAATACATTTTACAGAGTGTATAGAGCGATCTATGCAAACACTGCTGATATTGCAAACAGTAAGCGTATTCTAATAAGAGTATCTACAACCACTGTTGCAAAAATATTAGAAAATATAGGACAGACACTGATGGCAATATATACTGTTCCTGCAGGTAAAACTGGTCATATAATGAGATTAGATGTAACTGCACAGGGAACATCAACAGGTAGTTTTAAACTTTTTGTTCGTGAAGGAGGCACAGGGAATTTTGGAGTAAAACACGTTGCATATGTAAATGGTGTTGGTGGTCAATATCAACTTACTTATCCAGTTCCTCAGTCATTCCCAGAAAAAACAGATATTGATGCAAGAATGCACACATTAACAAATAATGGTGGATATACTTGTACATTTGATGTTTTGCTTACGGATAATTAATTATGAGTAATGATGTCTATTTGGGCAACCCATTATTGAAGAAGGCGAATACTTCAATTGAGTTTACGCAAGAGAATATTGAAGAATATATTAAGTGCAAGCAAGACCCGGTATACTTTGCAAATAATTATGTAAAGATTGTGACCTTGGATCATGGTCTTCAACCATTTAGAACTTACGATTTTCAAGATAAGTTAATCAATAATTTCCACGAGAACAGATTTAATATCTGTAAGATGCCTAGACAGACTGGTAAGTCTACAACCTGTGTATCGTATCTACTTCACTATGCTATCTTTAATGATAGTGTAAACATTGGTATTCTCGCAAACAAAGCAACAACTGCAAGAGAACTATTAGCAAGACTGGCTACTGCATATGAGAACTTACCTAAATGGATGCAGCAAGGTATTCTGGTCTGGAATAAAGGAAACATAGAACTGGAAAACGGATCAAAAATACTTGCAGCATCAACTTCCGCTTCAGCTGTCCGAGGAATGTCTTTTAACATTCTTTTTCTGGATGAGTTCG